GACCTGACTACCATCAACCGCCCACGCATGTTGAAAAAATGACTGCTGGTATACTTCAGCAGGCAACCGCTTTGTAAGCGCCACAACTTTGTTTAACGATGGTTTGATATTCTTAGTGATCTCAGCCTCAAGGTTTGTCAGCCGGTTGTACTGCGTCATCTGTGCCTTGGTCAGCACACCATCTACCGCGTATTTATCGTATATTTTAGTGAGCGTGTTCCTGACTTCTTTTAGCGCATCGCTAAGAACAGCAGCCGCTTCCCGCTCGTATTTAATGAGCAGTAAACCAAGCCTCCGTGCAGCTACGTCCTCAAGTTTTTTCAGTGTCGGCATTATCGGGTCCCATCATATCGATATCAGGATACGCGCTGTCTATTTCTGCCTGCTGTCTCTCCATCTCGACTTCAACGCTGGGGATTACTTCTCTCGGCATATTTTCCACTACCGATTCCATGCTTATTCCAGTGTTTCGAAGTGCAACAGCAACCTCGGCAGCGTTCATCTCGTCAATCGGGATATTACGCCGATGGTTAATCATCACGTCCAACGGCTCGCCAACAGGAGCGCCAATCTTCTGCAGGATTCCGGTTATATGCTGAATCCGGTCGTATAGCCCGATATCAAAATCAGCCTGGGCGCTGGATACTATGTTCTCGAAATCAAACAGCATCCGTTCGACCGCTGCGCCCGATAAAGTACCGCTAAACTTCTCGCTGGTAAAGTCCGGTACGTGGCTCTGTTCGTGGATCTGGTCTTTAAGCAGCTGCGTCATGTACTCGATAAAGTCTTTCGGGATATCTTTGGTGAGGAACGTCACGTCATCTTTATTTTTCAGACTGTCAAATGTCCGAGATGCCTTGATCTTGGCAAGAATCTTTCTCAGCAACTTCGGGTTGTCTCCGGTAGGATCGCCTATACTCATGCCGACTATACGCAGATAGGCATTTGCAAACCGCTGAAACTCAATCATGGAATCGGACACGATGATATCGTAGTCGTCAATAATTGGTGCCACTGGCTCGATAAGCCCGATAGACCGGTCATTCATGTAGTATGGCGTGACAGGTACTTTGTCATAGAAATTCTGCGCGTCCGATAGTAGAGTGTATTCCCACTTCCCAGAATTGTTGTTGGTACGCTTGTATACCGTTACCGCATCATCGGTATAGTACTCCACATTGTAAATGCCATCCTCAATCTTGGTGTAGTAAATTGCGAATTTCTCATCCGGTTCCGGTTGCCTGTCGTACAACAAAATCATGTTCCGTGGGTCGACAGTGAAAAACTTCGGCGTGATGTTCGTGGTCAGACCGTCAGTCATTCCAGAGATATAATGCAGCTCATACGATACCCCGAACGTCGCGGTATTCCTGCCGCCGCGCTCTGTCTTTACAGTCTCGTTGTTCTGCCTGAAAACGTCGTTAAGCATGGCGAGATATTGTTCATCTTCGCTACGGTACGTTATGTAGCCTGGACGATATCCGTACCCGGTGAAGGTGTTGACAATCTTCCGACCATACGGAAACGGCGTTCGGTTGTCCGGGTCAGTCTTCGGCTTGTGCAGGATAGTTGGGTTCTTGCCATCGTAATAGTCAGCCATTTGTGACAGTACCGGCAGCCGCTCATGCTCATGTTTCTGTATCCAGTCCTCTATGTCATCAGTCGAAAGGCTGAGTTTATCGGTCGTCCATAGTCGGTTCATTTTTTATCCTTGGCAGGCTTTGCCACCTTCACTTCTTTCTGACAGTCCGGGATAGGTAACCCGTTGTTAACGTAATATTCACAACGCTCATTCGGCTCAACGTCATGACCACAATCAACCGACCTGAACTTCACACATGATACTCTTCCACACTTCATATTATCCCCCTATAGTCCTAAATCTGACGCACCGTAATTGTCTACGATTCTACCATGATATTGACCCCAGATATATTCTGTAGCATATCGGGCAGCCGCTATACAATCATCGTTTATTTCAACAAATTCATCAAGTGCGTTCCCGTCTTTATCTTCTCGCCGCTTATACGTCTGAATTTCCCTCGCCATGTTCGGGCATTTCGTCGCGTGAATATGGATGCGATGGCCACACAAGAAGTCTATCCCAAACCGTAACGATCCCTTACCCTTCTTTGCCGGGTCAACGTTCCACCCGTTATCATTCCAATCTTTTATCCTATCCGGCTCTGCTGAGTCCCCGGTAAACTGGTAATACTTCGCATCCTGTCCAAGCTGCTCTTCTGCTGCTTCAATAAACACGCCGTTCGTCCAGCCCTTACCATACACCTCATCAAAGATATAAATCTCATCATCTTTAAAGCCAAGCCTAATAATTGCCGACGCATGAGCAAACCCGTAATCTTGCCCCTGACAGACATTTTCAAGATCGGTTTCGGCGTACTCGAATTCCTCGATAATATAATCACTGAATACGACATTCCCCAGCACACCCCAATTCCCCAACACATAGACATCCTTGAAATATGGATCTGTGATGGCTTCCATTGTATCGATGGTGTCCCGGTCCAAGTATTTGTTGTCAAGATAGGTACTTCGGTGTGTGATCGTGTCCCGTTCCACGTTGTCAAAGAATCGCTTTTTGATCCAGTGCAGCGCAGATATCGGGTTAAGGGTGAGCGTGATCTGTTTCTTGTATGCGGTGTGTCCGCGTAGACGTAGGTCAAGCTGGTTGAAATCGGTCTCGGATATCTCACTTGCTTCTTCAATCCAGATATCGGTGATCCCGTAGACTGATTTCAGCTTTTCAACATCGTCAAGCCCGGTAAATAGGATCTCATTGCCGTTCACTTTGCAGAACATCGATAAATCAGTCTTGTTTGTGCGGAAAAGCCCTGTCATGTCCCAATTTGCTACAATAGCATTCAATAAATCCCATACTGAATGCTTTAAAGTCCTGCCAACCTTACGCACCACAAGGTATTTATGCCCTGGTTCAGCAAGGATCTTGTACAGCACTTTCTCGGCAGTATCGAACGACTTCCCCGATGCAGCACCACCGACAATGACATTCTTTCGGTGCTTGTCATGCAGTAACGGCAAAAACGCCGGGTTCATCGCCTCGGTTATGCCCGATAGGTCAATCGTCGATGTCATCTGGTTCCTTGTCCACGGCTGGTATTATCGTGTATCTCAGCTCGCCGCTATGGTCAAGATCAATCGATTCTTTCGGTCGTCCGTCAACCCTGTCATACAAATATTTCATCGCCTGAACGTCCCCACTCATAGCCATTGCCCACAACTTTTGAGCAATCGCCTGTTTACGGCTGATCTTCTTATCACCTGATTCGACGTCCTCAAGGTTGCCCTGCTCTTTCAGGATATCGGTGAGACAGTATTCTTTTGGCGGTCGGCCTTTGCGGTTAATGTCCTGCGGTCGTTTATCGAATCCATTGTCTGTCGCTCCAGCCATACCGTTGTTTCCTCCGTAGTTATTGTACCTTTTTTCTCGTGAAATAATAGAAAAACGGTGTATCAATTGCCGCAATTATCAGTTTCACAACGTATTGAGATAGTACCATTACCCATATATTTGGCACTACTCCCCAGAATGCTATTGTTATAAATATCAAAGTATCAATCATCTGACTTGTCATGGTGCTGGCGTTATTCCTCAACCACTTATATTTCCCAGCGGTTTTCTCTTTCAGCTTATGGAATAACCACACGTCCCAGGTTTGGGAAAGCGTATAGGCAATCATCGAAGCCATAACAACCCTAAAATTCATACCGAGTAGGATTTTATAAGCCTTTGCCGTTTCCATTGCGAATGGTGCAGCCGGGACAAGTCCTGTCAAAAAGATCATCAGCGACGCAAACAATGAGCAGATGAACCCGACCAATACAAGTTTTTTCGCTTCCCTTTTACCGTGGAGTTCGCTCATCAGGTCGGTCATCAGGAACGTAATGGCATAAAGCAATACAGCCCCAGGGACTACGAGACCGGCAATCATTACGATTCTTCCGGCTACTACGTTTGAAATGACAAGTGACGTGATGAATAACGCCTGTATAAGGTTTTTCTTCATGTGGTTTCCTCACAAATATATTTAATGACCAGGGTTTCCATCAACGATGGTGATTCCTGATTCATAAGTTTTCCTCTGCATACTTTTGGAACTTTATCCATTCATTAAACCCGTACTTTATGCGGTCGATACTATATGTTTTCCACCTGTTACCATCTGGAACAGAAATGGAGGATATCCGACCGTTTGCGTATAACGGGAGCCCCTTAAAACGCGGTATCCATGAGGTGCTATCTACACTATAGAACGGTAAGCGCCCCAGCCATTGCATATTTGTAAATCCTAACCCGTGAACTTTCGTTCCTGCCTTGCGTGCCGTTTTTAGAAACCATTCAAGGTTGACATATTCTTCCCGCTTTATTTCTCTAGAAACAATACCGCCTATAGCAACATACTCATAGTCTTCAATCAGTCTTAGCCAATAATCTTTCCCCCTTGCTTTGTGCCATGCCGGGATACATGCCAAACCTGTGCCGTCTTCAATCATTGACCGATAATATTCAACTTTTTCTATCCCCACAAGTGAATCGATATCCATTTCTAAGAATAACTTCTGCTTTGTATCGTTAATGAATTTGATATATTTTATTGTATATGCTTTCCAATCTACATTCTTCGCTGCTCCAGATAATGCTGAAAATGCCCCGCTGTCAAGAATATGCCTTTCCTGTTTTACGTACTCACCATACTTGCCTGACTTATGTTCCCAGAATGATGATAGTAAATAGATATCATCGGTTGGATCTTCCCAATGCTTTTCTATAATTTTGAAGCTGGCAAGATAAACCTTCATAGTTCCATGCCACAATGCGGGCAAACCTTCGGCGGTTTCTCCTCGTCCTCTGCCGGCTCCCAGAATGACTCGTCTATCTCCTCGGCACCGATAACAAACTCCGCATTAGTTAGCCGTATATCAAGCCCCGATATATCAAGCCCTGCATCCAGCACAAAGCTGTCTATGCCTTCCTGAGTGAATTGCCCGTACTGACTGGAAATATGCAGCAGCTTTTCCTTGGCTTCCTTCTCGTCCTTTGCCTCGATGTAGTCAACCGGAATATGCGGTATTGAATAGCCTTCGTCACGAAGCGCCAGCAGGGCGGCAATTCTCTGATGGCCGTCAAGTGGAGACTTCACCCCGTCATGTTCCCAAATAAAACATGGTGCTGTAAACCCGTACTTCAGTATCGATGCTTTGAGCTTTGCAAGGTTCGGTTCACTGAGTGTTTTCAGATCTCCCTGGAAAGGGATCAGGCTGTCAAGCGGTACTGTGTCTGCACCCTTGCACGTGATCCTGATCTCCCCCAGATTGTCAACATCGATCATTTTTTATCCTTCACAAAACTAACTATACCATCAAAATAGTCTTTGTAAAACTGATATATTTCATCATTGATCGTTATACATCCGTTTTCTGTCCGTGGATTCGTGTTTATATTCGCGCTCGTTTGTATTCCAAAACTGAATTTATCCCCAACTCCTGCAAATATTTTAGAATGATTTTTAAACACACAGACCTTGCCGCCATATTTTACAATAACTTCAGTCAGCTTTTTATACTCATATACATATGATCCTGGGAATATTTCCCCTACATACGCATCAATTTTCTTTATTTTCCCAGACTCAAGCCATTCCTCCATTTGGAGAATATCATCGGCCGCCATGCACCACGTACTAAACAATAGATAATTTAAATTCTGCTCTCTTAGCACTATTTTGAGATATGACAACGCATCAACATCCCCGCCAGTTATGAAATTATAGCTATACCCATCAATTAACCCGTCTGGAATTAAATCCAATAGCTGAGTTTCAGAAAATGCCCTTCGATAAATATTCCTTGTTTCTCTAATAATAACCTGCGATCTCCGCCGTTTACTTGCCCCTGGTTTTTCTGTTTCTGGTTGCTCTTGTTTACTATTCGTTGGCATGCTAGCGTCTAATCTAAATCCGTCCATTAAGATTTCACCTTCTCCGCATCCTTCACCCGGGTCCTGATGCGCTTCATATTTGCATCTATGTCGATGTCAAACCGCCGTTTAAGCGTTTTCTGTTTACACACCGGACACTCCCCAGCCTCCATATCATCGTCACCGTTTGCCGTCAATGGTGTCTGGCATGTGTTACAAATATACTGCCGTCTCATGCCTGTCATGTATTTAATTAGTTCGTCTTCTGGTTTTTCGCTCTCAACAAATGAGAACCCTGCAGGAGACTCAATGACGAACGCGCCAACTCCAGCAAGATACGTTTCGGATATATCCTCTATTTGCTTGGTGGAATACCCCTTGATGTGTTCGCCTTGTCTCTCAATAACGTGTTTGATATCGGCTTTCGGCATCTCTGTAATCGTTGTTTCGCCCATTGTCCAGCAGCTTTGTAGCCCAAGCCTCCACGCAGATATCATATTCTTTTTGTAGAAAGTATGGACGATATCCATCAGAATCCCGTTGTTTGACATGACTGTACGGTCTTTCACATCCTGTGGTAATGCGTCATACGGCTTAGGATGCTCATCCCATTCCCCGTTTTTACACGTCCACTCGGTAAACCTATCCTTTCCATTGGTGTATCCGAAATCGCAACCTGTCAAGAATATATTTGTATACCCGAGTACTTGCGCTGAAAATAGCTGCCCCGGGGGTGAACAGGCGAAAAGTGTTACCTGTGTTTTTATCTGTGGGACAAACGACGCAACCCGTAACTTTTCGTCTTTACATTCCCTATCGCTATACATGATATTGAGCATATTTGCATAGAAACTATTGCTTTTCCCACGGCTTTGCCTATACAAAATAATGTCATTCGGCCATTTTTCAATCAGCGTTGGCCAAACTGTCGGAGATGTAATCAGCTTTGTATTGTACTGCGACCAGTCAACGCCGTCTATTTCCTCAAACGTGCAGAACGGATCGAGCGCGTAAATGTGAGTTGGTGGTGCGCCAAATTTCACAAGCGTTACCGCCTGACTTGTGCTACAGATAATACCGCCCTCCCAGTCCTTCAAATACGGTATTGTTTCGTCCAGGCTTCCACCTGATCCTACTATGATACACGGCTTGCCGGCTTTCCCTGCTGCGCTGATATCACAGGCCGTCCCTGCTTTTATCCTGGCCTGAATTATCGGCCAATTCTGTGTAGCGTTATATTGTTCGTGGATCGTCTGGGCTTTATCTGTTGATCGATTGTACTGCGTGGAATCGCTTTTATACGTGCGCTCAGTTTCCAATGTATACGTCCTTTGCGTCTCGGCCTTTCAAAATAAGATTCTCCATGAAACATTCCACAATAGGGATGTCTTCTGGATAGTCCAGTTCGAAACATTGCCATTCCTCAATAGCGTAATAATTTCTTAGTGTCACAGTATCAAGCTCCCTCGTGTCGAGTTCTATATCCAGCTTCGGACTCTTCCCCCACTGTGCCATTTGCCACGTATATTCTGAAATACCCCACCCTCCGCCTAGTCGTGAATAATTCCAGAACTTATCAAATATATGGCTACGTGCAGCAAAGTGCCTATATTCCCGTCTCTCCCCTGGGTTGTTATGTGTTTCCCCGTATCGCTGCTCATACGGATATTCATTTAACAGGATACAGGTCTCTTTTAATGGGGCGGCACTGCTCATATAATTGATATCATTATCCAGGTATAGACTGATCATGTTATCAAGGTCATCCGGGGTTTTAAGCGGGCTTGTCGGGAGCATTGTTAAAATATGGTCAGATGGACCAACCTGTTCCATAGCGTGTTTAAATGCTATTCCTGCGGTGATTCCATTCTCCCAAACAGGCCGCCGAACCACTT